CCGTGCCATACGTTACTGATGCATATTTGGTTGCGAGTTTCACCAAATCCCATAGCAGGGAAGCAGCGAGGTCAGTCTGTTGCATCGGGCTGAGCGTATTGCTCACACCCTCAATCACATCACCCATATCCATAATGACAATGTGATCGAACTTTCCAGCCTTCAACCGTTCCTCTATCAGCTCATAAGAAGCATGGATGCGTTGAATGGACTCTGTGTGCCCGCCTCGGCTCCCACCCTTCCCAATCTGATAGTCAGCAGGGCAGATAACAAACACACGCTCGGTGGCTTTCTTAGGGTGCTTCTTTGGTGTCTTGGTTCGCTTAGCTAAGTTGTATAAGGTTGGCAGGTCAAGATCCGTGACCTTCCTACGGAAATGGAACCTGTAAGCGGTCAGCCACTCCCCATCCCACCTCTGCCATTGAGAAGTGCGAGGTGTCCCAACAATCTCATACTCATCGGGGGAATAACCACGCTGCTCCAGAAACTCATCAAAGTTAGGTGCCTCAGGTAAACCCTCAGTGGTTGCGGTGCCCTCATTACCATCGAACTCAAGCCCAGGCCTGAAGTCTTTAGGTGCAGGGATTTTGCGTGCCGGTTCCAGGTTCTCCAACATCACTCAACCGTTTCTCTGAAACATGAGCAGGTGCGCAATCGGTGTTTCCTTATCGGGCCTTCACTCAGGGTCACACCACGCAGCTTCAATGCACGCTCCAAAGTCTTAGCAGGCCAAGAATCAAAATCCTCCAACGATAACCGAAGGACTTTCTGATCGTCAGGCTCCAGGGTTTCCATTATTTTCCTGACACCACATGGGAACTCTTTACGCGGTGGGGTCAATCCTTCTAACAACACAACTTCCACCTTTCGTTGAATGTTAGGTCAAGTCTAACCCCAACTCATCAGATATTGGGGAAACTGTTATGTCGCATCCTGGTTCGCGTGTGTCAGCGTAAACCTTCCATGCGGTGATCTTTACGACTTGCCCGTCATCTTCCCAGACACTAGCATCAGTCAGGCCATCTAGAACGCCTCTAAGTAGTTTGTCTAGATCCGGTGGTTTGATAGGCCAGGGTCTTTTAGCAACAGGGATCGTGGCAGGGCGCTCAAGATAGAACATGACCTCGATAGCTATGGGACTATGGGACTGAGCCCAGGCTTCTTTCTCTATCTCAGTAATAGCAGCGAGGGTGATTGCTTTGCGCCATGCTGGAAGGTATTTGCTGGCCTCGATGAACCTGCCGCCGCCAACGTGCCTTTTAGAGCCCTGAGGCGCTGGTCTGCCAAATACTGTGATAGTTAGGCTCACCTAACAAGTGTATCGGGCAAAAGAAAACCCCCGCCGTAGCGGGGGCTATCTCCTCAGTGTTTAGTTATGCGTTGAGTTTGACCATAATTGGGGAGGTTTCGATTGGGCCGAGAACTTCGGTGTCATCCCAGTTTTCTTCTTGACCGTAATCCGTGAGGATTTCAATCTTGTAATCGCCCCCTGGGTGAAGATTCATTTCGTGGTGCTTGATGTGAACTTGTGTCATAAAGCTTGAGGCCGAAACGATGTTCTCCGCGTGAAAGCGATTTACAGTTCCAGTTTTGGGGTATTGAACTTTGATTAGGTATTTAGACATTTGGTTTCCCTTTCGTTGTGCTTGCTTATGTATATCAGTATACACCTTATCGGGGGAAACGCAACACCAAACACAAACTATTTTTTAGGCCTCAGAACATTCAGCACAGCCAACACAAACAACAACGCCGAGGCACTAAAACCAAACCCAGCCAACAACCCCTCAACCTCACGCGCCAACAACAAATACAAAGATCCCATAGCAGCCAAAATCACAAACCCAGACCAACGCATCAGAACGGAGCCTCCTCATCCACAGGCTTACCAGCCCCAGCACCAGGCCACACCTGATTCACCGCAGCACCCTGAGTCTTACCATCCAACGGCACAACAGACTCAGCACGCACCTTAATCGAAAACCCACTCGAACCATCACGCTTCTGAAACACATTAGTTCCCGTGATCCGGCCCACAACCCTCACCTGGCGAACCTCATCCAAAGGGGTACGGTCATCAGTAGTGCAATCGTAAACAGTCTTGTCCACCGTTTCCCACTCATCCTGGTGGTTCTTCTTACGCACATCAACCGCAACCTTCAACGCACGGCCCCACTCAAAATCCTTCACATCATTCAGCCACCCAGTAACCGTGACCTGTGCCTCATTCTTTTCCATTTTGTTTCCCTTCTTATCCGATAATGTGTGACGGGTTCACACAATCATTATGCCCACAACCCCTGACACCAGGCAACACAGGTTGCCCCTCGTCATCCAACGGTGTCACGTCATCAGCGGCGAACCCACCATGCCAGGGTAAACACTTCCCCTGCTTAGTGTGAACTGTTTGGACTTTGCGTGCCCTACACGAAGCACACAAAACTGTTTTCTGCCGAGAACTATTAAGCTCCCACTCGAAACCGCAACGCTCACACTGAATCACCGGCATCTAGACTACGCATCGCAATCTCAAGCTGCTGATCAGTGAACTCATAACGCCCCACTTTAGTACGTTTAGGCGCAACCCGCTTGACCTGCGGCACGGGTTTCTCAACAGGTGACACAATCCCTGTTCTCTCCACACCCACCCTTGCAAGGAACCGTTCACGCGCCCAATACTTATCAGCCTGCCGAGAATACTTCCGTTGCAGTCTTATCTGGTCAGGATGTATGGGTCTTTCACGCTCCATATCCTCAAGATTGATACCCATTTCCTCAGCCCACAAATTGTTAGAATAAACGCTCATCAGTTTCCCCCTCTTGCTCACTAGCCCATTTCAACCTGCCCTCAATGATCGGCAGATATTCTTCCGTCAATTCTGCCCCTATGAACTTGAATCCGTCAAGTAGTGCTGCTTTACCTGTAGACCCTGAGCCAGTGAACGGATCCAACACTGTCCCCCCTAAAGGTGTCACCAGCTTTATCAGGTAACGCATCAGCTGTGTAGGTTTCACAGTGGGATGGAAGTTCTTGGTAATCACGGGGCGATTGGGGTCAGTTTCGCTGAAACCACGCCCACTACCATTCTTGATGTCACGATGCCGATCCTCCAGCTCCTCTAGCCCCTCATTCCGATCACGCTTAGAAGCCTTAGCCACATAAAAAAACCGTGAAGCCCCACCAGTGTCACCCATACTCCTAGCTCCACCAACAGTTTCCTGACCACTAGCAAAGGAAGTGTTCACGGAGTTTCCACGCCTAGCAGGGAACTGACCGCCAGGGCGCTCACCTGATTGTTCATCCAGCAACCCAGCCGTCACCTCATCAAGAATCACATTCGCAGGCCAACGACCCTGAACCTCTTTAGGTGCTAAATCTTGCGGTTTCCATTCGTCATCATGCATGACTCCAAGCGATTTCATACCAGAAATTGTGCGATTTTCACTGCCAATCCGGCTGCTGTCAATGTTCAACCCACCCACACCCCACCGCAAAGTATTTTCAGCCACAGTCCCATCCAACGGTTTCCGCCCCATCACAACAGGTTCCACAACCTGCTTCAAACCAGTACCCCAACCCTTAGCCACAGAGCCATCCATCCCAGCCTTATTCATAGCCTTCTCAACATTGAGCGACTTGGGGAAAGTCTTAGAACTAATCCACGCAATCGTGTCACGAATCTCAAACCCAGCATCCTCAATAGCGACACCAAGCCTGTGATAAGTCCTCGACCCACCAAACGCCAAAACATGACCACCAGGCTTCAACACCCTCAAACAATCCTGCCACACCGTCACATCGTAAGCAATCCCCGAAGAATCCCACGACTTCCCCATAAAGCCCAACTCATAAGGCGGATCGGTCACCACACTATCCACACTGTTATCAGGCAGCGACCTCAACACCTCACGACAATCACCCAAAAACACGCGAGCCCCACCAACCTCAACAACCGGCAACATCACACTTCCCCCTCACACTCAGCACACACAACACCATAAACATTCCCACCATCATCCACCAAAAACCCCCAATTAGAATCCAAAACAACCCCACCACCACAGTTGAAACACACAGACATCACAACACCTTCATCTCACGAATAGGCACCTCAAACACAGCCTCATGATCATGCTGCCCCTCACCCCACCGATCATTCTCCCCACCATAAGACAACCAAGCAAGGCGCACCCTCGAAATATCCAAATACCGTGTAACCCCATCAGCCCACCTCACCACAAAGAACGCGGGAGCAGAGCCCGACAGAGCGTGCAAGTGATTCCACTTCTTAGACTGATTCAGGAACACAGTGTCATAATCTGTGGATCTACAAGTGCGCTGCTTTACCTCAACCCACGCCACAAGATCATTGTCACGTTCAGCGAAGAAATCCACATGATACAAGTGTGGCAAGTGGTGAAGTGTGCAATTCCATGCCCGTTCCAGGTCAGCCTTCACCGAGTTCTCGTTAGCAAGATCCTCGCTTGTGGCCCTGTACCCCAAAGACTGCTCAACCATCACAGCAACCCTTCTAAGCGTTCCTCAGCCACAACACAATACTTGGCACTCATTTCGCTCCCCACAAAATGCCGGTCATTCAACTTAGCCATTTTCGCTGTTGTCCCAGACCCCATGAACGGATCGTAAACAACAGCACCAGGCTCACTCCAAGTCAGGATGTGATCCTCAGCAAGCTTCTCAGGAAACGGAGCAGGATGTTTCACCCCGTTAGTAGAAGTCACGTAGCGCCAGATATTAGTGCGAGGTGAAAAGTCAGGCACTGGGTTAGTCAGCTTGCCACTGTAATCCTTATGGCCCGCCCACTTATTCTTTTTGTCACATATCAGCGCAGCTTCCACATTGCCCTTCGCAAAAACAAACATGTATTCAAAAATCTGGGTGTAGCGTGACCCATTGCGCTTTGCTGGAAACGTGCTGGAGTTCTTTTCATAAATCATGGTGTCATGAAGCTTGAACCCAAGCTCGATAAAATGTAGCGCCTGCCTAAATGACGATCCGGTTTCACCGCCCTTCAGCACAGCATCACCAATAACCCACACCAACAACCCATCATCATGAGTCACACGATAAAGCTCAGCAGCAATCGCTGGGAAGTCAAACTCGTAACCTTCATACTCACGCAGATCGTCATACGGTGGCGATGTCACTGTCAGGTTCACAAACCCATCAGGCATCCTCGCCATAGTGTTCAGGCAGTTCTCATTAAAAATGGTGTCAATCATTAGACCGAGAAACCTTGTGCTGCAAGCTTTTGCCTAATAGCTTCGATAGACCGTTCAAAGTGTCCAAGCCCTGATGCTGACTTCTCATCTTGCTCAGTCTGCTCAAGATCCATCTCCCCCATGTCGAGACAGAAAAGGAAAGCGCGTGCTTGTGCTTCCGTCAAAGTAAGTTTTGTGTTAGCCATTTTAGTTTCCACCTTCCTCAGTACCCCACCTAGCAAGCTTGTGCAGTTTGGATCGAGCATCAAAATCGGCAGCCTCCCAATCCTGCAGAACACCAGAACCCAGTAGCGCGTAATACCACTCCATGAGAGCATCACGCTCATCGCCTTCTGCATCAAGCAGGTAGTTGAGTACATAGAAGCAGTCAGCGCGAGTCAGGCGCTCGTTTCCTTCTCCAGTCCACTCATTCCAGTCAGGCTTGTCCATGTAACGCCGTTTGCGGATTTGGTCTTTGGTCATTTTGGTTGTAGCCATTTTCTTTTCCACCTTTCCTGAAGGCTGGGATTACTCCCAGCCCTCCTTCTGAATCTTGCGCTCAATGTTCTCAAGAGCCTTGAACCTCTTTGTTGCTTCCTTGTCGCTGGAGTCATAATCTACGAGTTCGTATTCTGACTCCTGAGCGATTGTGAGCCACTTGCTCAATGCGATAACTTCGTTGTCTGTCAGTTTCAGTGTGGTGTAGCTGGTAGCCATTTTGGTTACTTCCTCTCTCTTGATGTCTTTAGTGTATACCAGTAACCACACAAGCGCAAGTACATTCACAAACTTTCTCACACATCACTTGCACCCAAACTCCCCAGGCTTACACTCATAATGCTCACCCTCATCATGCAACTTACGCACCCACAACCTACGCACCGGCCCCTCCGCAGCAGGCCTCACACCACGCGACACCCCAGGAATAGCCAACGGATCCTGCTTAGGATACGGGTCATCATCCCAACGCTCCTGATTCAACCAAGTCGAAGCCCTCGGCACAAACTGAGGCGCAGGCAAATTAGGATCAGAAGCCAAACGCCTAACACCATCCATCACCACATCTAGCCCGTGAAGATTTACCGCCTTCTGGAATGAACCCCTTGCTTCCCCCTTGCCCATTTTGCGAGGGTAGAGTTCCCAAAATTCATTGAATGACGAAGTTAAGTTATTTGGTTCTAGTTCAGTGGTTCTAGTTACCTGGACATTTTTGTCCCTACGAGGGGACATTTTTGTCCCTTCCTCGGTCAATTCTGTCCCTCCAGTGGACATTTTTGTCCCACTAGGTTGGCTGGTCATCACCGTGTAAAGGTTGGACTGGTATCTCCCACGATTGTGCTTCTGAATAGCACCATGAGTAACCAGATCCTCAATGGCACGCCTCACAGTCTTTTCGCTGCACCCGAGGCGAACAGAGAGAGTTTCTAGTGAGGGGAACGCTTGGTGAGTTACATTGTCTGCATATCTAGCCAAGACCGCATATAACCGGAACGCGGTGTGAGAAATCTCTAGCTCGATCACCCACTCGGGCATGATTGCGAACTTGTTTTCTGAGCTGAGTTTATCCATTGTCTAGCCTTTCTGTCGGCTAGACTTAACCCAGCCGATGGTGATGTCATCGGTTTTCTGATGAGGTAGGGGTGTTTGGCTCCTACCTCATCTCTATTCTATACCTAGAACGGTTCCCCGATGGTGACACTAACCTTAGTCCCATCAGGCAACAAAATCCACCAACCCCCAAACCTGTCAAACACAGGGCGCTCAGTAGACTCCCACACAGCCAACTTATGCCCCCACCCACGCGCAGCAACAGCATCCTTAGCATCAGCCTCAATAGACCCATTCCAGAGCCCACAAATCATCATCAGGTTATCGGGGGTGTCGAGCAGTTTAGATCCACCCATCCCACGATTCTTCCT